CAAATCGTAGAACCATGAGGCTGTGCCGTCTGGTGTAGATATGAATAGTGCCCAACCTTGTTTATCTGCGAGGGCTGGTCTAATTACCTGAAACCAGACATCGGAATCCATGAAGGCTGCTTCGTCAAGTACTACTCCAGCGAGGCTTCGGCCACGCAGGGTTGTTGCGTTCTCTGTGCCTTTTAGCTCGATTAGCGATCCATTAATTAGTTCGATTTTGAGATCGGTTTCGTTTTTGGATTGTATCCATTCTCGTGGGATTAGTTTCTTTATTTCTTTCCATGCGATGTCTTTTGCCATGCGGTATGTGGGAGCACAGTAGAAATATGTTTCACCTGGGCGGTCT